AAACATTCAAGGCACTCTCTGTAGCTTCGGATGCCAGAAACTTTGATGGTTCTACAAATTTCTATCCAGATGTCATTGCTTCTCAATCAAAGTATGTTCGTTGGTTGGCACATCCGTCAAATGCAACAAATTGGGGCGTAGCAGCTACAAGCAATGCAACACCTGGCGGTGTCATAACATATTCGGGTATTAGTGGATTCGGTGCTAATTTTGCAAATGGTAATACATTGACCGGTGGTACATACACTGTAGCAACAGATGCAAATAAGCAAACTGCATGGGACAAGCTAAGAAATGCAGATGAAGTAGATATCTCCCTTGCTGTAACTGGCGACGCAAGTGCAACACTTGCTCAATTCGTTATTGATAACGTTACTGAATATAGAAAAGATTGCATAGCATTCATTTCTCCAACTTCAGCAAATGTCGTAAACAATCCGGGATCAGAAGTTTCTGCAATTACAACACAAAAGCAGACAAACATCAATCGTTCTACTTCTTATGCAGTATTTGATTCTGGTTGGAAGTACATGTTTGATAAGTACAATAACGTATATCGCTGGATTCCTCTAAATGGTGATATTGCCGGACTATGCGTAACCACAGATACAGTGGCAGATCCATGGTATTCACCAGCAGGATTGAATCGCGGTCAGCTAAAGAATGTTGTAAAACTATCTTTCAATCCAAACAAAACAGCTAGAGATGATCTCTATAAGATCGGTGTAAATCCTGTAGTATCGCTTCCAGGACAAGGTACCGTTCTATTTGGTGATAAGACAATGTTAGCAAAGCCATCAGCATTCGATAGAATCAATGTTCGTCGTCTATTCATAGTGCTTGAAAAGGCTATCTCTGCTGCTTCCAGATATTCACTATTCGAATTCAACGACGAATTTACTCGTTCGCAATTTATTGCACTAGTGGAACCGTTCTTGAGAGATGTGAAGGGTCGTCGTGGAATTTATGACTATAGAGTAGTTTGCGATACTACAAATAATACTCCTGAAGTAATTGATCGTAATGAATTTGTTGGCGATATTTACATAAAGCCAGCACGTTCTATCAACTTCATTCAATTGAATTTTGTTGCTGTTAGAACTGGTGTTGCATTTGATGAAATTGCTGGAAGATTCTAATAAATAGACAAAAAGGAGTATAATAAATGGCCTTCAATATTGACCAGTTTCGTTCAAAACTAAATTTTGATGGGGCAAGACCTAATCTTTTCGAAGTGGTAATGAATTTTCCTACTCTTGCTGGCGTTATTTCTGGATCACAAAGTGTGCAAGATGAATTTCGATTCATGTGCAGAGCTGCTCAATTGCCAGGCTCAACCATTGGCCCAGTTATTGTTCCATATTTTGGAAGAGAAGTAAAGCTAGCTGGAAATAGAGTATTTCCTGATTGGACAGTTACGATCATCAACGACGAAGACTTTAAAATCAGAAATGCATTTGAACAATGGATGAATGGAATAAATCAACACGTTGACAATAGAAGAAGTTTGGCGTTTAGATCAACAACAAGCTATTCAACAAATGCAACTATTTGGCAATACACAAAAAGTGGCGGACTTGCTAAATCATATACTTTTACAGGAATGTTTCCGATTGATATTTCTCCTATCGATGTTGATTGGGGTTCAAATGATACGATTGAAGAATATACAGTAACATTCCAGTATCAGTATTGGATAGCTTCTACGACATCAACTATAGCAGGAATCACATCAGTACCTCCTGGAGAACCTCCTCAGTAATAGTACTTTTATATTATGATATTTTTGAAGGGAAAAGTAAATGGCTAATTGGAAGTTATTTGGATTCCAAATAACAAACGAAAAGACTAGAAAGCAGGAAGAGCAACAGGACGCAAAGAACATAAACGAAAAGTCCTTTGCTCTTCCTCAAAACGATGACGGTGCCGTTACGCTTCAAACTGGAGCGTATTTTGGCACCTATGTCGATTTGGAAGGCGTTGTTCGAAACGAAATCGAACTAATCACACGTTATCGTGAAATGGCTATGCAGCCAGAACTTGAAACTGCAATTGATGATATCGTCAATGAAGCCATCGTAATGCAAGGCCATCAACAACCACTAACAATAAATCTAGATGATCTAAAAGTTCCAGATACTATCAAGAGAAAAATTCGCGAAGAATTTTCAATCGTTCTTAGAATGTTGAATTTTGGTAATATGGGCTCCGAACTATTTCGTCGTTGGTACATTGACGGAAGAATGTTTTATCATGTGATCATTGACGAATCAAGACCTAAAGATGGTATCAAAGAACTAAGATATATTGATCCAAGACGTATTCGTAAAGTACGAGAAATACAAAAGACAAAAGATCCAGCTACAGGCGCAGATATAATTCGTACTGCGCGTGAATATTATCTTTACAATGAACGAGGTATCATTGGCGCGCATTCAAATCTTGGTATGAGAATTGCTCCTGATTCCATCATCAACGTCAATTCTGGTTTGATGGATTCTCGTCGTGCGATGGTTCTCTCATATCTACATAAAGCAATCAAGCCACTAAACCAGTTGCGTATGGTCGAAGACGCAACAGTAATTTATCGTCTATCTCGTGCTCCAGAACGTCGCGTGTTCTATATTGACGTAGGTAATTTGCCAAAGGTAAAGGCAGAGCAATATCTTCGCGACTTGATGGTCAAGTATCGCAACAAGCTTGTATATGATTCAAGCACAGGTGAAATTAGAGATGACCGCAAGCATCTATCAATGCTTGAAGACTTTTGGCTACCCCGCCGTGAAGGTGGCAAAGGTACTGAAATTCAAACTCTTCCTGGTGGACAAAATCTTGGAGAAATGGAAGATGTCAAGTACTTTGAAAGAAAGCTTTACAAGTCATTGAGTATTCCGATCTCTCGCTTGGAAATGCAACAAGGATTTTCTATTGGAAGAACATCAGAAATCACAAGAGACGAATTGAAGTTTTCCAAGTTTGTGTTTAGACTTCGCAACAAATTTTCCACATTGTTTGATGAAGCGTTGCGTGTTCAGCTTTCGTTGAAAGGTATCTGCTCTACTGATGAGTGGGATGTATTCAAAGAAAACATCTATTACGACTTCATCACGGATAACAATTTCGATGAATTGAAGAAAGCAGAACTTATTCAAAATCGCATCAATGTCTTGCAATTTGCTGATCCCTATATCGGCAAGTACTTCTCGGTTGAATGGGTTCGTAAGAATATTCTGAATCAAACAGACGATGAAATTGCTGAAATCAACAAGCAAATTGAGCAAGAACAAGAAGAAATGATGAAGTTGCAGCAGGCACAACAAGAACAGCAAGCGCAACTTACACAAGATCAACAGCAACAACAACAATCACAGCAAGATTCAAACAATCCTATTGCGCCTCAAGATGGACAGCCACAGCAGGTTGATGTCAATACAGCATTTCAAAACGTATTGACTCCCGGCGAGTCATCTTTGGATAATATGGTAAAAACTGGATTAAAAATGGAAAATAAAACCAATCTAAATAACATAATGAGAATCATTAAAGATCGGAGAAATGTCATATGAGCAAAGACATTGTAAAGAATATTGTAGAAAACATCTACAATGATAAATTCAATACATTAAAAGAAGATGTTGCAAAGATCATTTCAAAAAAGGCAGTTGACATTCTTGAACATAAAAAGGTTCAAGTTGCAAAAGGTTTTTTCAATAAGTCATGAAGACATTAAGAACTTTCATTTCTGAAGCTGAACAGGACAAAGAAGGTGATATCGTCACCGAATCGATGTCTTTCAAGAATGATCCGCCGAACATCATTGTTTTGAAACGCAAGGCAATTCGTGTATTTCCAGATGGAAGAAAAGTTGCCATGTATCATGCCGATAAAATAGACAAATATGTAACTATTCCTTATTCGGATATGATGGAAAAAGATGTCATGCAAGTACATGAAGCTTGGGAACCAAAAGGAAACATCGGTGCTTTAATGCGAATTGTAGATTCTGGTGAGTCTGGTCTAATAAAATTCTATGACAATCTTTCGATGAAAGTCGATGTAATGACCGCCCAGTCTATTGTAAATCTATACAATAAAGTCAATGCACCAAATAAGTCAAAACTTGAAAAAATGGTAA